AAACTCTCCAATCCAATCATCTCGCTTTTCAATAAAGATAGATGCTTCATTCTCTCCATCAACAGACATGAGGATAACTAATCTACTCACTGGAATTCCAGTTCGCTCTTCAAACATTACTGCATACGCAGCACACTGTTGAAAGTAACTATGAATTTCATCACGTGTTTTTACTCTTGATGAAGTTTTAAAATCAATGACTGATATTCTTCCATCCCATTCTGCAATACAATCTACAGTGCCTGCTACACGCAAGTGATCAGAATAGAGTTGTGTTTCAAGACAATGAATATTGTCAATACGATCTAGTGAAGACTTTATAGATTTGAAGGTATGCTGGTCAAACATGTCGACCACAACTTCCTTATTGTTTAGATAATCTTCGCAAAGCGAGTGTACACGAGTTCCTCGAGTTGTTGCTCGTTTTGAGATTCTATTCGCTTCTTCTTCGCCAATTCTTTTTCTCCAAGCAATGATTTCTGCTTTGCCGTGGAGTCCGGTAACTGCGGTAACGGAAGGATACGCTTTACCATTAGGCGTTTCGTATACTCTCCCGTTGGGTCCGTCAATTCGTTGAAGCTTAGCGATGTCATGATGTATATGTGTTTTCATTTCCAATATTTCGAGTAATCTATTGTATCCCAATAATTTTCGTTATTTCTGTTCCAGAAATTTTTTATAAGATACCACGCCATGCCAAAGTATCCCATTATCTCAAACCTTCTACTGTCTTGTCCAAAATAGTGATTCACTAGTTTGAACTTTTTTACATCGTATCGTTTTGATAAAAAGAAATCTTCGCTCACTGCATACTTTTCAGCGAATCCGCCGAGTTGTTCAAATTTATCACGCCTAGTTAACATAAATGCGCCAACAGCGAATGGCACTTTGTATTTCATAATGCTATTCACAAAATTAAACAACATAAAACCAATCTGTGCTCGAATGTCATCATCATAGCATTTTGCGTATATTCCAATTAGATCTAAATTATTAGAATCTATTTCAGTTACGCAATCAGATATAACTGTATCACAAAAGAATCTTACATCACTATCAATGAATAAAATATATGGAGTAGTGACAAGCTTAGCACCATTGTTTTTTGCAATAGAAACTGGACCGCCATCAATAATCTCAACATTCATCTTTAAAACGTCTCTATAAAACTCTATAATTTTTCTAGTGTCATCAGTAGAGCAATCGGCAATAATAATTCTTGTGTCACCGATGTTTTGTTTTTTTAGATGATGCAATAAATGCAAAATATAATTTTCCTCATTCTTACAAGGAACTACTATTGTAATTTTATCACTTAGTATCATTTTAATAAAAATCCTAATCTATCGCCAACCGGACTATCGTAGAAGTTTTCTTTCCAAATTGGAATTATTGTTTCAGAATCATGATTTGCAAAATCATCATTATATCTAAAGTGTGCTTCTATTATATTATCACCAACAGTTTCAATATTAAACCACTCATACCTATTCGCTATTTCTTGTAATACGTTAGGCATTACGAATACATCATTAATTTTATTCCATTGGCTAAATCTATCTAATCGATTTAGATCATTCCTAAAGCCTTCAACCGCTAAGACTTGTTTTCCATAATGAAAATCAAAACTTCTATGACGGCCTTGAAATATTTCACACCAGAAGTATCCATCAGGAATTATATCTGTATCCGATTCCAAATACATAAAGCTAGCTCCTTTAGACATCATTCGCAGATTTACACATGGTCTGACAATGTATTTGTCAGAAACTTTAGGCATCACTCCTGCCGGTCCGCAATAATAACCTAGTCTTTTTGCTAGAATAAATTTATCTATAACCCAAAGATCAGAAGAATCTATATTATCTAGTATGTCAATATCAGAAATAAATTTCATAGATACCATAACTCATCTAATAAGATGAGTATTTTTATGCTTAAATGATTTCTTTAATGCCTTCAGCCACATTTTCTTTTCTTTAACTTTATCATGATTGATGCAGGCTTTATGCATTTTCTTTACTATTTTTTGAATTTTCATTATCATTCTCCTGTGTCCATGTTACAATTTCCCAGCGACCATCATAATGTTCAACTAAAGCAGTACATGATTCAACCCAATCGCCGTCATTCATATATGCAACACCATCAATATATTTTATTTCAGCGTGATGTATATGACCACATATTACACCATCAAATCCACGCTTCTTACAATAAGAAGCAAGATTCTTTTCAAAATAAAATATAAAATCTACAGCTTTCTTTACTCTTCTTTTAAGATATTGACTAAGACTAAAGTACCCAAAACCAAAGCGATGACGTATCCAATTGAATTTACTATTGAGCGATAAAATAACATCATATGCTCTATCTCCTAAAAATGACAACCACGGAGCTAATCGTGTTATACCATCAAATAAATCACCATGCACAACAAGATAGTGTTTACCATCTGCACCTATGTGTTCTATTTGATTATGAATTTCTACTAATCCGAAACTAAATCCATAAGGAATCATTGGTCGTAAAAATTCATCATGATTTCCTGCAATATAAACGACACGAGTGCCACGCTTAGCATGGCCCAATACTCTACGTACTACATTTGTGTGACTTTGTTTCCAACGCCATTTATTCTGTTGTATTCTCCAAGCATCGATGATATCTCCAATAAGATATAGAGTTTCACAAGTATTATGTTTAAGGAAATTGTTTAATTGTTCTGCCTTACAATCTCTAGTGCCTAGATGCACATCACTTATAAAGATTGATCTATATTTCATTTTCTTTAAGCAAGTATTTTTAGATTACTATTGAAGTGCGAAGTTCGTTCTGCTAAACCATTAGTACCACCATTAATCTTCTTAGTCAATGCAAGCATATCTTTAGAGTCTGCTATAATATTACACTTAGCCTTTGACCAGAACCAGCAAGCAGATTCAATAGCACCTTCGAGAGTTTCACAATATGCTATAGTTTCATCAATTGATTTTCCAATTGATGTTGCAAATGCTGCGTAATTATCATGACCAGTTAGTTGAATAGCACCACGGCCGCGATACTTATAGCCATCACCTGATTCTTCAGTGCTATTTCCCATTCTATTTGCATAAACGCGGTTAGCAATCTTTTCTGGTTTACGTTGATATTGTAATGCGACATCATCGCTTTTAAAATATTTGCTAAATGTAGTCTTAAGACCAGCAGCACCATAGTTTAAATTTTCACGAAGTACTGTAAAGTCCATAGATTCGTGACCACATTGCGCTAGAAAAGCAGCAATGCGTTCAACTGAATTAATTTCGTATTTCGGTAATACAACTAACAATGCCTCAAGAAGTTCTTGAGGATTTTTGTTATGAGGCAAACACTGTTTTAATTGTTGTAATGTAATTGTCATTATAGATCCAATGCTTCGCATGCGATGATGAAGTTCTTAGTAAACGAAGAACGAACAATATCATCTGTTGTAAAATTAATGATGTCGAACTCGTCCATTCGTTCGACAACGCTGTGTAATTCTTTAAACCCAGACTGATCACGACTAGACTTAGTTAAGTCATTCTGTGAATAGTCACCTGATAAAATCACTTTAGAACGTGTACCAGTACGGCCAATAACAGTTTTCATTTCAGACCAATTAGCATTTTGAATTTCATCAAAGAAAATGATGGCATCATTAAATGTAGTTCCACGTAGGTAACTTGTGCTTAGGAATTCAATGTAACCCTGTTCTTTCAATCTATCATAAGCATCAGAACGACCAAATAGGTCAGAACAAATTTGCTTATATGGTTCTTCATAAATTGACATCTTATCATCAAGCGATCCTGGCAAGAAACCAGAATCACGTGTTGAAACGGAACTGCGTACGATAACAACTTTTTTATAAGGAGTATCCTTAACTAATACATCTGCAATTGCATGATAGAGTGAAATGAAACTTTTACCAGTTCCAGGACTTCCCATTAACATAAATGCATATGATCCACTTTTATATGCATCAAAGAATTTCTTTTGATTTACAGTAAGTGCATCAAAAGTTTTTAAATGATCTAATTTTATCTTAAGCGAATTGCTTACGACTGGCTGATGTCTTGTGGCAAACTCTTGATCATTCTGAGAATCTTCTCTTCTTTGGACCGGTGTTCTTTTGCTCGCAGGTTTTGTAGCCATAGTACTCCTAATTTAGTTGAACAATCAATAAGTACATAATAAAAGTGAGACAACTTACCAAGAATTATTTCGATGCATCATACTCCCCGGTGTTTTTTCATGAATCTTTTGTAAGACTTCTTTAAAGCCTGTATCCTTCTTTGTAGCACCAACGCGAACAGGATCACACACCATAGGTGCACCACTCATTCTGGCTTCTACATTTGGATTTTCTATGAGATAATTATCTCGGGCTGAGATTGACATGAATTTTTCAAATTCAAGAGAGGTGGTTTTATCGTAAAAATTATATGTTGGCATTATATTGACTCATCGGCATTGATATAATACGACCACGTTTTACATTATTAAACATGTAAAGTGCATCGTCGTACAATATATTTATACTATCTGCGAACCATAAAGGCATTTCGCGGTTAGTCCAACGAGACATTTCACGCTTATCACCAACATAATAGTTATGATATGATTGAATAGAGTTACCTGGAACCTTGTAGTGATCAGGCATAGCTGGCGTTGGTTCAACAAAGTCAACATTACGTTTAACATTGACCGGATCTTTGTTGAGCGATTCAATTAGACGAGACGATGCATGAACTTTGCCATAACGATAAGTGTATTCGTCCATGAGTTGAATCCATAGCGAAAACAGCCAACGATAGTTTGATTCACTTCCTCGAGCCCAAATAGCACTAGGATGATTCGAGTGTGTTGCAGTATATAGAATACCATCGCGCGCGTCAGGAAGTTGATAGCGTTTTGCTTTACGCCCTGACTTTGAAATGCCTTCTATCAATGTACCATCAAGAATACGATGCGCAGTCGAAAGTAATTGAGCATATTCGAGTATCATTTTGACAACATGCTTATCATTGTGCATTTGAGCACACTGCTTTGGATCACGGTGAAGATAGAAGATATTCATTTTGAGTATTCAACAAAAGGCAATTGGATACGAGGGATTGCAACAAATCCAGAACTGTGATCTATGCTACCATCTGCTTTATGTGTAGTTGTTTGAACTTGTAATTCAACCTTCATAATCTTATTGTCAGTAACAAATTCAATCACTTGGAATTGATATGATACAGGTGTAGGAACATACAGCGGTGACAGCGGAATTGACATAGTCGTCAACGGAACGGGCATATTTGGATTCACTATTGTCCACCTTGATATTCTAAATTAAGTTTACTAAGTTCAGCGATAGTCTTATCTACATCTGTATGCAGAATAGCAGTACCTCCGGCTTTGCGATAGTTTTCCACTACGCGCAAAGTATCATCAACAAGAATATTCCATGGTCCAGCAAATTCAGCTTTCTTATGACCACCCGGAACAATGTTCGGATAGTGTTCAATACCACGATCACGCAACCATTGATGTTTTTGCGCAGTCACTTGCTGATGCCATTTAGATCCACCAGAAGAACTTAAGATCTCAACTGGTACTCCGAGTGATTTAACGTATGCCAAAAGTTTTTCAGCACCTGGAAACAACTCTAACTTGGTGAAGTTTTCACCAAGAACAAATGCATCCCAGTTTTCGTGAAAGTGCTTAGTACGTTTAGAAACGTCAACTGGTCGTGTTCCGAAAAGTAATTCGTATTGTTTATCGAAGTTCGCTAGAACTCCATCCATGTCAAGATATATTTTCATAATTAATTATAACACAAATACGAATTAATGTACAATCAGCGATTCCGATTAGTGTCGAAGTAAAATGGCGAATGAATGCTTTCTTCTTCTGGTTCTACTATCTGTAGAGTTGCGTCTTTATTAAAGACGTATCCTATTCCGCGAAGAAATAGTTCAAAGTTCTCAACAGCAACATCCCAAGTCTCGCACTCAAATGTCATAGTATTCTCAAGACCATTTTGGTCACAATGAAATGTAAATTTATTCATTTTCTTTTTTCCATTCAGTTACAAAAGTTTCAAGTTTCTTCTCACGAGTCCATGTGCTACAGTAATCATTATCTACATCACATAGAGCAATCACTTCATCTTCACTTACAACACGATGAGATACGATTTGTTCGCCAAGGTGTTCTTGCGAGAACTCATCGGCTTCATTCATAGTCACTGTATCAAGAGACCATTCAGTTTTACCCTTAGGTACTTCTACTACATATCGCATACGAAATGTCGATACGCATTCTACCAACACTAATTCAGTTTCACTTTTACTCATAGTCCAAGTCCCATCTTTATTGTCATTCCAGTTAATAGTATCGCCAATTTTCCATCCTAACTCCGCCATCATTTCATCGGAGATAGGAAGAATTAGATTGCCGTCCTTATCTTCTTCAAGAGTCACTATAGTCATATTATACCTCAAAGTATTGTAGTTCAAAAAACTCAGCATCTGGTTCGTAATCAATGTAACCGCGTGGATTGCAAATGATACGAGTAGAGCCAATCATATAGTCAAACTTATGATGAGTATGACCATGTGTCCAAGCTTTGATTTGTGGACGATCAAGAATGAAGTCCGACAAATCAGAAGAGTAAGCGCCATTGACCATCACGTCTTTTTCGTACTGGGGCTTAGTTGAAAGCTTCGAAGGAGAGTGGTGACCTACGACCACAAACTTTTCTTGCTTATCAGCGATAGTCTCATCAATGAATTTTAACAGCGCCTTGTGATCCTTCACAGAATCCTCTGGCGTAAACTTAGCATTACGTGTATGAAATTCTTGACTTACTATAGTAGTCCAATCATTGGAACCATCTTCATTGATGCCATAAACAGGAGTCTTGTAATGTACCAACTCATTGCTATTTTCAATGATGCGATAGTCATTCATATAACCTTTGATAGAGTACAAAGTGTTTGGATCTTCTTTGTTCATGTCTGTCCAAAGAGTTCCACCAATAAAAGTCACGTCATCAAAGGTCACAAACTCTTTATCGAGGAAGTGAATGTTAGGCAAGTAAGAAAGCTTTTCACGAATACGTGGAATTGACTTAGCGTAGTCACCATGATAGTGTTCGTGGTTACCAGCAATGTAGATCACATGCTTAAATTCTTCAGCACAACGCTGAAAGAACACGTGGTATCTATTAGACTTATGCGATTCGCCGAGGATGTTAACATCTGCGCGATCATTTAAATCTTTAGCAACACAGATGTCACCAGATAGAATAAGCACATCGGCATTCTCGGTGTTTTCGATTTCGAGTTGACCAAACTCAAGGTGGACGTCAGAGGCAAGAGCTATTTTCATAGTTAATTATATCACATATACGAATTATTGTACACCAATCGCTTGGGCTAAAAGTTGCATACGCATAACATCCATAGCAATGTCATGGCACGGATCATGTTTTACAAACTTCTTTTCTAAATCACCTGGCATAAAATCATTCATAAGATCCATGCCAAAGGACATACCTTCAATCATAGAGCGAGTGTCACGAATCGTACGCCAGTGCATGGGATTATAGAAGTTACATTCCTTCAACACACTATCAAGGAAGATAGGATCAAAAGTGTTACCACGAGTGTAAGCCTTCTTATGATTCTTTAGATCAATGTTGTCGCATAGGAATGAATGAAGTTCTTTAATAGAGACATCTTCAGACGAAGGAGTGATTTGCTTCTTAGCTTCATCGCCTTGAGAGGCCCACCAATCGATGGTCTCCTTACTCATTATGCGTTTAAATGAACGCACTTGTTCTTCAACATCAAACTTAATGTAAGCACAACTTTCTACCAGTTCTTCATAAGTGTATGGGTTACTAATGTAACGCTTCTCGCTAAATGACAATAGCGCAAATGATGTCACTACTCCTCTTTGAGTATCTTGACTTAATGTTTCAAAGTCGTAAATCACACATTCATTCATAACATTCTCACTAATCCAACAATATCAATACTGACTAACAATAGGTAGTTAGCCAACATGCCAAAAGATTGCCTAGAATAAGCAGCCCAACTATACAAGACGCACCCACTAATCCAAATAGGATATAGAAGCAAAAGCGGAGGATCGGGGACAGTGGCTGCCATAGTAATGGCGCAAGCAATACTAATTGCCCAAGCAATAAGCTCAACACAAAAACGAATACGATTAGATCTGTAGTCATCTTTAATCCAATTAAAAATTAATCCCATAGACCTTGATAGTACTTACCAAACAAACGGAATCCATTTTGAATTCTTTCTTGTACTACTTTCATTCCATCATAGTCACATTTGTATGTGTGATTAGGTCCATCTTCCATGCTATATAATGTTGGTTTGCCGTTTTCATTCCAGGCGCTAGGTACTGTCTTCCAATCAATCTCACCTTCACGGAAAGCATCTTCCCATGAATCATCTAGTTTGCATTCAAACGCAAAGATCATTTCATCCATAACCCAATCCCAGCGTTTGAAGTGATTGCCATCAGTATCCCATTCGTTTTCTTTAGCTGGTGCAGATGTAGACTTTAGTTCTTCTGGCACATCTTCATCATCTGTAAAAGGTGCTCCATGTTTGCTAGCCTTCAATTGTTTGAGCATGGGCAATACAATGTGTGCAAGTGTATGATCCATGCTCCATGTGTCATAACGATCGATCTTCACGTATTCAATCTTAGGATGTACAAAGTCCAAGAACTTCATCGAAGCAGTGCAGAACGGCATTAAGCGGTTAGTCCAC